ACTATTTTCAATGGTGGCTGTGTTGCTTCTAATGCTGGTTATATAATCGATGGTCAAACAACTGACGCACCGGTTTTAGGTGTACTTAACGGAATATTCTACAACGCGGCTACAACTTTAAAGCCTACGTTTGCGAATCATTACGTACAAGTAACACCAGCAAACTCAGAAGATATCGATGCATTTGTATTCGATAACCCTCATCAACAATACGTAGTAGCAACAGATGCTGCTGTGGCACAATCAGGTTTCCTAGAAACTTATGACATGAATACTTCTGCTGGTAGTACAACTACTGGAAAGTCTTCAGCGACATTAGATATTGGAGACACAAGTGCTGATTCAGCTTCATGGAGATTATTAAGATCCGCAGAGGATCCTGAAAACGAAGATATTACTGCAGCTTTTGCTTCAGTAGTAGTAGTTGCTAATCTAATCGAGCTACAAAACTAATAGCAGAATAGGAGAACAATAATGGCTATATCACGATCACAACTAGTTAAAGAACTAGAGCCAGGTTTGAACGCACTGTTCGGCTTGGAATATAAAAGGTATGAAAATCAGCATGCTGAGATTTATACTGAGGAATCATCTGACAGAGCTTTTGAAGAAGAAGTTATGTTATCTGGTTTCGCTAACGCACAAGTTAAAGGTGAAGGTGCTGGTGTTTCATTTGATGAAGCGCAAGAAACTTTCACTGCTAGATACACTCACGAGACTGTAGCTTTAGCGTTCGCAATCACTGAAGAAGCGATTGAGGACAACTTGTATGATAGACTTGCGTCTAGATATACAAAAGCTTTAGCTAGATCTATGAGTAACGCTAAGCAAGTAAAAGCTGTTGATCCATTAATTAATGGTTTCACAACTTTCCAATCTGGTGATGGTGTTGCTTTAATGGCAACTAACCACCCGACTGTAGCAGGAACGTTTGCTAATGAATTAGCAACTTCTTCTGACTTGAACGAAACTTCATTAGAACAATCAATGATTGACATTGGTAAAATGACTGATGAAAGAGGTTTAAGAGTTGCAGCAAGAGGATTGAAAATGATCATTCCTTCTGAGCTACAATTTACAGCTGAAAGACTTATGAAGTCTCAAGGTAGAACTGGAACAGCTGATAACGATATTAATGCAATCGTATCTATGGGTATGGTTCCTCAAGGTTATAGAGTGAACAACTACCTAACAGATGCAGATGCGTTCTATATCTTAACAGACGTACCTAACGGTATGAAAATGTTCAACAGAGCACCATTGACAACTGCAATGGAAGGCGACTTTGACACTGGTAACGTAAGATACAAAGCTAGAGAAAGATACTCTTTCGGAGTTTCTGACCCTAGAGGTATTTTTGGTTCGCCAGGAGCGTAATCAATAAATTTTGTGGCGGGACATAGTTCCGCCACATTTTAAAAATAAACGGTGAGATTCATGAAAAAATTTTTAATAAAAATTTGGGCTTATAACCATTATGCAAAGTTTGAAGTAGAATCAAAAGATTCCCCAACAGACCTGGAACAATCAATCCTTGACAAACTTGGAGAAAACAGTATAGTTTGGGAAAACCTTGGAGTTAGTTATGACGACAAGGTAAATAGAATAACCTATGAGGAGGTTATAGATGATACAAGACCTATAGTAGCTACTTAATAAAAAGCTACATCGTTGAATAAATTCAATTCACATTACAGGCTCTCTTGCACTCTATTAAAATCTAGTATATAGTTTTATTACTATACAATTAATTAGAATACTGACGAGTATAGTCGACGGCCTAGAGACAGTATTCGGAAACTAGGAGGATATAATTATGGCTAAAACACTATTTAGAGGACCGGTTCTGCAGGGTAAGTTTAACGAGTCAGGCTTAACTGGATTCAATCTAGAAAACAAATCAGCTAACTACACAGTTGCTAATGCAGATTCTGGTAAAACTTTTACATCATCTACTGATGGAGTAGTTTTTACTTTACCTGCAATTTCTATCGGAAGAGTATTTACTTTTGTAAATACAGGAACTGATGGAACTAACACTTTAACTATTAGCCCAAATGCTAATGATGGTATTTTGTACGCTGGATCTTTAACAGATGATAAAGATCTTATTAATACAAAATCTACATCAAAAGTTGGTGACTTTGTAGTATGTGCATCTTTAAACTCAACAACTCATTGGACTATTGTTGATGTGCAAGGTGTATTTGCTAAAGAAGCATAATAAATAATTAGTGTGGGGCTTCGGCCCCACATATTAATTTAAGGAGAAACAAATATGAGTTCAGACCAAAGATTTACAAGAATAACTTCTACTGGACAGGTTAAAACTATTGGTGGAGGATCAACAAATATAGGTCCTTCAAGAATAACTTATATTCAAGCAAAAGGACACGCTAGTGGACAACTTGAATTAAGAAATAGTTCTGATAATTCTGGTGATTTATTATTTATTGCACACTTCGGAACAGAAGGTTTAGATATTTATGTTCCTGGTAACGGTATTAGATTTGATGACACTATTCATGCAACTATATCTGGAACAGGATCTGTTACACTTGGCTACACTGGCTAGGAGGTTAAATGGCTAATACAACTTCTGGAACAACAACTTTTGATAAAACTTTTTCTATTGATGAAATAATAGAAGAAGCTTATGACAGGATTGGTGTATTAGATTACTCCGGTTTTAAATTAAAAACTGCAAGACGTTCTTTAAATATAATGCTTCAAGAATGGGGCAATAGAGGTATTCATTATTGGGAAATAGATGAGTTAGATCTTGATTTAGTAGAGGGACAAGCAGAATATAAATTTTTTAGAGATAGTTCAGATGGCACAAGTGCTACTTCAACACCGAATGGTGTGTATGGAATATCTGATGTGCTTGAAGCACAGTTAAGAAGTAATAGAACAGCGACAGATCAATCAGATAGTCCAATGACAAAAGTTGATAGATCAACTTACGCTGCTTTTTCAAACAAACTTTCTAAAGGCACACCCAATCAATATTGGGTACAAAGATTTATTGATCATGTTAGCATCAGTATTTATCCAACACCGGACTCAACCAATGCATCAAAAGATATGCATTTTTATTATATAAAAAGAATTCAAGATATAGGAAACTATACAAATGCAACTGACATGCCATTTAGGTTTATACCTTGTATGGTTTCTGGTTTAGCTTATTACCTTTCGATGAAATATGCACCACAATTAGTTCAAGGTATGAAATTAGTTTATGAAGATGAATTCCAAAGAGCACTACAAGAAGATGGTTCAGCTTCAAGTACGTTTATTACACCTAAAGCTTATTACCCAGGAACATAATGTCTAAGTACGCAACAGGAAAACATGCAAAAGCTATCTCAGATAGATCAGGTATGGAGTTTCCATACCGAGAAATGGTTAGAGAATGGAATGGATCTTTTGTTCACTACACGGAGTTTGAACCAAAACAACCGCAGTTAGAACCAAAACCTATTGGTGGAGATGGTATTTCGTTACTTCATGTTAGAACAGATAGAACAGAACCAATTACAACTGTTATGTTACCACAAGATCCTTTTACAACTTACCAAGCTGGGTCTGGTGTTTTAAATGTTTTTGCACCAGGACATGGTTTAACAAATGGTACGACTTATTTATTTAGAGGTGCACCTACAACATCACCTGGAACAGGTACATCAACTAATCCTGTTTTTGCTTATGCAGCAATTCCAAACTTTGATGGGATTACCGGAGCACAAATAACTCAAGGATCTGGATACGCTATTACAACTGGACTTTTTGATAATGGTGTAAGAGTTACAACAGATTATGCTCTATCTAATTTCTTCTTCTTTACAGTTAATTCAGATACTGCTACAACAGGAAATATAAAAGGAGGAGGTTACGGATGTTCCGTGGGACCTATAACAATATCACCATGATTAAAAAATTTATTAATTGGATTAAAAATATATTTACACCTGAAAAACAGGACCCTCATTTAGAAATGTATGAAGAATTAAGATCCGACAAAACAGATAAAATAAATAAAAAATACAAAGGGGATTCTGAATAATGACATATGCAGAATTAGTAGATAAGATTAGAAACTATACAGAGGTTGATTCAAATGTTTTAACTTCTGCTATTATAAATGGTTTTATTGAAGACGCAGAATTTAGAATCATGAGAGACGTAGATTCTGATCAAAATAGAAGATACGCAACTGCCCCTTTACTTAGCGGTCAAAGATTTATAAATACTCCTCCAGATACTTTAATAGTAAGATCAGCACAAATTGTTGACTCTGATGGTGTGGGTCAAGCAAACAACAGAGATTTTTTAGAATATAGAGATACCAGTTTTATGTCAGAATTTAATTCTGCAGAATCTACAGGGGTTCCTAAATATTATAGTATGTGGGATAACGATACATTAGTTTTTGCCCCGACCCCTAATGCAGGATATACAATTCAAGTAAACTATATCTTGAAAAATCCTGGCTTATCTAGTACTAATACAACCACATATATTAGCACTAATTTTCCAAATGGACTTTTATATGCGTGTTTAGTTGAAGCTTACGGATTTTTAAAAGGTCCCAATGACCTCTTGCAATTATACGAAGGAAAGTATAAACAAGTATTACAAGGCTTCTCAATTGAACAAATGGGAAGAAGACGACGAGATGAATATCAATCTGGTGTTCCTCGAGTCGGAGGAAAATAAGGAGATAAATTATGGCTATAACACAAGCGATTGCAAATGCTTTCAAAAAACAATTACTAGAAGGTGATGCTAATTTTAAATCATCTGGCGGTGATGTTTTTAAACTAGCTCTTTACACTTCTTCAGCAACTCTAAACTCAACTACAACTGCCTACAGTGCAACTAACGAAGTTGCAAACTCAGGACAGTACACAGCAGGCGGAAGTCCGCTAACAGGTCAAAGTGCAAACATCGGAACTGGATCCGGTAAAGGTGTTGCGTTCGTTGATTTCGCTGACCTATCTTTTACAGGTGTAACGTTAACTGCTAGAGGTGCATTAATATACAATACTTCATCTGCTACAACCAATGCGGCTGTTGCAGTTTTAGATTTTGGAGGAGACAAAACAGCTACATCAGGAACTTTTACAATTCAGTTTCCAGCAGCAACCACTTCAGCAGCTATATTAAGAATCTCTGGATAGGAGAATAAAGTGGCTTTAGTCATAAATGATAGAGTAAAAGAAACCTCTACCACAACTGGTACAGGTACATTTAGTTTAGCAGGAGCGGTATCAGGCTTTGAATCTTTCGTTGCAGGTATTGGAAATTCTAATACAACTTATTATGCTATTGTTAACGAAAACGGTGAGTTCGAAGTTGGTCTTGGTACAATAACTGATGCTTCACCTGATACTCTATCAAGAGATACAATCATATCTTCATCAAATAGTGACTCTGCAGTAAATTTTTCAGCAGGTACGAAAGATGTATTTTGTACCCTACCTGCATCAAAAGCAGTTGTAAAAGATTCAAATAACGATGTAACTTTACCCGCAGATTTAAATGTTGGTGTTAATTTAGATGTCGATGGCCTTACTACAACAGATGGAATAACTAACGTTGGTAATTTTTCTACAGATGGTGGAACAATTAAACTAGATGGTAATTATCCTGTAGGAACAAATAACGTTGCATTAGGAGATCAAGCATTAGATGACGGTTCTTTGTCTGGTGCACACTCTACAGCAATAGGTCATGTAGCTTTGACTTCTAATACTTCTGGCTCTCATAATACAGCAGTTGGTTCAAATGCTTTAACTACTAATACTACAGGTGGATGTAATGTTGCTATGGGTGTAAGTGCAGTTGCTATGAATGTTTCTGGTAATCGTAATACAGGACTAGGTAGATCAGCTTTACAAGAAAATACAACAGCATCAGATAATACAGCAATAGGTTATTTTTCTATGTGTAGTAACTTAACAGGTGCAACTAATACAGCTGTTGGTATGTGTTCTTTAAAATCAAATACTTCAGCAGATGACAATACATCAATAGGTGGTCAAACACTTACAGCTAACTCCACAGGTGGCTGTAATACAGCTTTAGGCCAAGGTGCTTTATTTACCAATACCACAGGTGGCTGTAATACAGGTATTGGTCGTCATGCTTTACTTTTAAATACAACAGGGACAAGAAATGTTGCAGTAGGTTTTTGCACTTTACAAGCAAATCAAACCGGTGGAAACAATGTGGCGGTTGGATTTTGTGCTGGTCAAAGTAATACAGGAACAGCTAATGTAGCAATAGGAGATTCCGCTCTTAGACTTAACACTGCGAACGATAATACTGCTGTTGGTAATAGAGCATTATATTCACACACAACAGGTGTTTCTAATGTTGCCATAGGTTATCAATCTTTATGTAGTAACACTACTGCTTCTAATAATACTGCTCTTGGTTATCGATCTTTATGTGCTAACACAACAGGGGCTAATAGTGTTGCAGTGGGTTTTTGTGCTTTAGGTGCTAACACAACAGGCGCATCTAATACAGCAATTGGAACAGACTCTTTAAAAGCTAATACTACAGGTTGTTGTAATGTGGCAGTAGGAATGAATACTTTGGAAGCCAATACAACGGCAGACAATAATACAGGACTTGGTTATAATGTTTTAGTTTCTAATACAACAGGGACTCAAAATACAGCAATAGGTGCTAACTCATTGGATGCTAATACAACAGCAGATAACAATACAGGAATTGGTTATAATTCTTTAACAGCTAGCACAACAGGCGCTAACAACTCCTCAATTGGGGCTTTTACTTTAGCAGCTAATTCAGAGGGCACAGCAAATAATGCGTTTGGTACTGCCGCTATGGCTAAAAATACAACAGGAGATAATAACGTAGCAATTGGATGTGGTGCTTTATGTACTAACACAACAGCAGATAATAATACAGCTGTTGGTCATACTGCTTTAAAAGCTAACACCACAGGTACAACAAACACTGCTGTTGGTAGAACTTCATTATTTTCTAATACAACAGGATCAAATAATTCTGCTTTAGGATCAGGTGCATTAGAAAATAATACAACAGGAGATGGTAATGTATCAGTAGGAAAAAATTCTTTAACCGCAAATACAACAGCAGATAATAACACCTCTGTTGGTTTTCATTCTATGTTAGCTAACACAACAGGTTGTCAAAATACAGCAGTAGGTTCATTAGCACTAGATGCAAATACTACAGGAAATTGCAATACAGCAGTTGGTAGAGATGCTTTAGGAGTTAACACAACAGCTTCAAAAAATACAGGATTAGGTTCTTGTGCTTTAGCTAAAAATACCACAGGTGAAGAAAATTCAGCAATAGGATTTTTAGCTTCTGCTTGTAATACAACAGGAACTGCTAATGTATCTTTAGGAGTTCAAACTTTAAGAAAAAATACAACAGGTTCAGGCAACACTGGATTAGGTACTTTAGCTTTAAATGAAAACACAACAGCGGATAATAATACAGCTGTTGGAACTTGTTCCTTGTGTGCTAACACAACAGGTGCTAACAACACAGCGATTGGTTTTAAATCTTTAATAGCTAATACCACAGCAGATGATAACACAGCGGTTGGTTTTAGAGCACTTTGTTCTAATACGACAGGAACAAATAATGTCGCTATGGGAAGACAAGCATTAGGATCTAACACAACAGCATCACTTAATACTGGAATAGGTAAAAGTTCTTTATTAGATAATACAACAGGTAGTAGTAATTCAGCATTAGGTTTTGCATCATTACAAGTTAACACAACAGGTTCTTTTAATACTGCTGTTGGAGATAGATCTTTAAATTCTAACACAACAGCTTCTAATAATACTGCTGTAGGTCTTTGTTCTTTATTTGCTAACACAACAGGTACAGCAAATTCAGGTTTTTCAAAAAATGCTTTACTAAGCAATACAACAGGCTCATGTAATACTGCTTTAGGATTAGGTGCTTTGGCTTTTAACACCACTGCTGGAAACAATACAGCAGTTGGTACTTGTGCTTTATATACTAACACAACAGGTTGTCAAAACGTAGCATTAGGTAGTTCTGCTTTAAAATTAAATACTACAGGAGATAATAATGTTGGTGTAGGTGTTCAGGCACTTTTCTCTAACACTACAGCAGATAATAATGCTGCAGTAGGTTATCAAGCACTTTCAGTTAATACGACAGGTGCAAGTAATAACGCATTTGGTTATAGAGCGTTACGTTGTAACACTACAGCATCAAATAACACAGCAATGGGTTTTTGTGCTTTATTTGCTAACACAACAGGTTCTTTTAATACTGCTGTAGGACTTTGTTCTCAACATTCTGTTACAACAGCTGGTTCTAATGTTTCTATAGGTGCAAATTCTCTTAGAGATAATGTAACAGGAACACAAAACACTGCTCTAGGTCATGCAGCATTAATTGTAAATACTGCATCAAATAATACTTCTGCTGGTTGGCTTTCTTTATCAGCTAACACATCAGGTGCAAATAATACAGGAATTGGTGTTCAATCATTAGCTGGTAACACAACAGCAGATAACAACACAGCGATTGGTTATCATTCTTTAAAAGCTAACACAACAGGAACACAAAATGTTGCTGTTGGTGCATTTGCTGGAGATGCAATTGATACTGCATTGTATAACACAGCTGTAGGTTATGCCGCTTTATCAGCTGATTCTGGAGATGCAAATACCGCAATAGGAAGATGTGCTTTAAATTCTAACACTGCTTCAAATAATACAGGTATAGGTTATCATTCTTTAAAATCTAATACCTCAGCATCAAACAATACAGCTGTTGGTATAAATTCTTTAACAGCTAACACAACAGGAACACAAAACACAGCAGTGGGTTCTTGTGCTTTAAATGCTAACACTACAGCATCAGATAATGTAGCAGTTGGCTACCAAGCATTAGACACTAATACGACAGGAAATTGTAATACGTCTGTAGGTCATAGTTCTTTATTTTCTAACACTACAGGTTCACATAATACAGGACTAGGTAAAAATTCTTTAATATCTAACACTACAGGAGATTTTAACGTTGCTGTTGGAGGAGATGCATTACTTTCAAATACAGAAGGAGAAAATAATGTTGCTGTTGGTAAAAATGCACTTGAAGATAATACTACAGGAACAAGAAATACAGCAGTTGGTAGAAGTGCTTTAGGTTCTAACACAACAGCAAATGAAAATGTGGCTATTGGTAGAGATTCTATGTGTACCAATACGACAGGAACTTTAAATGTAGCAGTAGGTAATAATGCTTTATGTTCTAATACCACAGCAAATTGTAATGTAGCTGTAGGTTATGAATCTTTAAAAGCCAACACTACAGGTGCTGAAAATACAGCAGTAGGTTTTAGATCACTTTGTACTAATACAACAGGTGAACATAATACAGCCGTAGGTCGTCTTGCACTTACTGCTAATACAACAGGAACAAGAAATGTAGCGATTGGCAGTCAAGCATTAGATACAAATTCTACAGGTGATTGTAATGTGGGAGTAGGTAGAAACGCATTATTTTGTAACACGACAGCTAGTTGTAATACAGCTATTGGTCATGATTCACTTTTTCACAACACAACAGGAGCAAGAAATGTTGCTATTGGTGCTCTAACTCTTGATAATGGTAATGCTAATAGCGATTCAGTTGCGATTGGATTTGGAGCATTAAGTAATACATCTGATTCATCAACTCAAAATACAGCAGTAGGTAGTAGAGCATTATTAAGTAACACAGCAAATTTTAACACAGCAATGGGTTTTTGTGCTTTAACATCTAACACAACAGGTAACTCTAATGTTGGTGTAGGTTTAAATGTTTTATGTGCTAACACAACGGCGTCAAATAATACAGCAATTGGATTAGAAGCATTATTATTAAATACAACAGCTTCCAACAACACAGCAATAGGTAAAGATAGTTTAAGAGCTACCACAACAGGTGCATCTAACACAGCAGTTGGTGTAGATTCTTTAACAGCTAACACAATAGGACAAAATAATGTTGCAGTAGGTAGAAGTTCTTTAGAATCTAACACAACAGGAACAAATGTTACTGCATATGGTTCATATGCTTTAAGATGTAATACAACAGCTGACGGTAATGTGGCTGTAGGTTATGTCTCTTTATATGAAAACACAACAGGTAGTAGTAATTCAGCATTAGGTTGTGGTGCATCATGTTCTAATACTACAGGATCAAGAAACACAGCGTTAGGTTTTAGAGCGCTATGTGCTAACACTACAGGAAGTGACCACATAGGAATTGGTTGTGGTGCTTTATTAAATAACACAACAGGAGAAGCAAACGTAGCAGTTGGAAGAGCTGCATTAGTATCAAACACTACAGGTGATTGTTCTGTGGGCATGGGTTATTTTGCTTTGGCTGCAAATACAACTGGCAAAAGAAATGTTGGTTTAGGATTTTTTGCATTAAGATGTAATACTACAGCTTTCAATAATTCAGCATTAGGTACACATGCTTTAGCTTGTAATACTACTGCAGGTAATAATACAGCTTTAGGTTTTCAGGCACTTTGTGCTAACACGACAGGGGGAAGCAATACAGCAGTTGGTTTTCAAACACTTCTTGCTAACACTACAGGAGGATGTAACACAGCAATAGGTGTTTGTTCTTCAAGAACTCAGACAGATGCAGTATGTAATACAGCTTTAGGTTTTCAAGCCTTGTTATGTAACACTAGTAACCAACACACAGCAATAGGAACAAGAGCACTTCAACAAGCAACAACAACTTTTCGTAGTACAGCTGTTGGAGGTGCCGCTGGGGAACATACTACTACAGGAGCTTATCAAACATATGTGGGTTGGGGTGCTGGTACAGCAAATACTACTGGTTTTGGTAATACTGTTGTTGGTGCTAGAGCATATTGTACTGGTACTACAGCTGGTAATAATGCTGCCTTTGGATATTCAGCTTTACAATTATCAACAGGTGGCTGTAATACAGGTATTGGTGCTTCAGCTTTATCTAGTAATACATCAGGTTCAGATAATACAGCTCTTGGAGAAGCTGCTGGTAATACAGTAACAACAGGTTCGAATCTAACTATTCTAGGTCACAACGCACAAGCATCGTCTGCAACAGCTACCAATGAGATTACACTTGGAGATGCTAATGTTACTACTCTTAGAATGGGTAATGGTGTCAACATAGTTAGTGGTGGTGCTTTAGTTGGTGGTAGCGGAGTAGGTTCAGTTAAAGCATACGTCAATTTCGATGGAACTGGAACAGTATCTGTAACAAATAGTGCTAACGTAAGTAGTGTTACTGATAATGGAACTGGAGAATATATAGTTAATTTCACAAATGATTTAGATGACGCTAACTATTGTGTTGCTGGTTCAGCTAGAGATATAAATAATAATACTTCGATTGCTAATGGATTTGGTATGGGTAGATCAGATAGTACTAAAGAAGATGGTAGATGTGAAGTATGTACTTATAATGATGCTACCAACGCTTTTACTGATAACCCAGAAATAAATGTAATTTTTGTAGAATAATGTTAAGGAGAAACAATGAGTAAAATAATATATAAAAATAAATTACCAAATAGAGATAGCGATATATCAATCATAACACCAACACCAGAAGCATTAGAAACAATGACAATTGATGAAATAGCTAAAAAAGATGTGCCTACTGGTTTTTCATATAAAATTGTAGATGACAGTGTTATTCCTACAGACAGAACTTTTAGAAATGCCTGGACTATTGATGAATCAGAATTAACAGATGGAGTCGGAGAATGATCACAATAGATATTTCAAAAGCTAAAGATATTTGGAAAAATAAAATAAGAGTTGCAAGAAAACCCGCATTAGAAAAATTAGATGTTGATTATATGAGAGCAAATGAAAGTGGTGAAGATACTACCTCTATTGTCGCCGATAAACAAACACTAAGAGACCTACCAAGTGAAGTAAATACAGCCACAACAACAGATGAAATACAAGCTGTATGGAATGATATGTTAGGTGAAAAATAGGATATTGAAGTATAAATTATTTTTGTTATAACTTATTGAAAAATGAAAGGAAATGTAATGTTAAATACATACGTCGTAGAAGGTGGTGTTGGTAAATGTGCTGCATTTACTGCTTTACTGCCAAAATTAAAAGAAAAATCAGAGGTGCAGATATACACACCTTACATCGATTGTTTTGCAAACAATCCTGATGTTAAACTTGTATTAGAACAAACTTTACCTTTGAGTGATCCAAGGATCATGGCATCTGATAATATATATTATTCAGAACCTTACAAATCTAATTTTCAATTTGGTAAACAACATCTTATAGAAAGTTATTGTGAGCATCACGGTGTCAAGTATGATAAATCAATGACTCCTAAATTATACACAGAGCAGCATAAAGCATCTGTTAACAAATGGTTAGGTGATAATAATATTGGTAAGTACATAATGATTCAATTTAGTGGTGGTCAATCTAATTGGAATTATGGAAGCAACGTTCAATATCAAAACATAAATCCAAATAGAAATTATCAACCATTTCTTGCCCAACAGGTTGTTAATATGTTGTTAGAAGAATACAAAGATACAACTATTATAAATTGTGTTTTACCTAACGAACCTCATTTTGAAGGTACTATTGGATGTGATTTACACTGGGCCCTGATTCATGAAATGTTAAAAGGAGCTGAAGGGTTTATTAGTATCGATAGTTGCTTACAGCATTTTTCAGCATCAGCAGAAAAACATGGGGTAGTTATCTGGGGGTCAACTAGATGGACGCAGTTTGGTTATTCTCACAATAAAAATCTACATTTTCACATGGAAAAAGAGTGGGACGAATCTAAATTTATTGATAGTGATCCAAGAAATAATATGGTAGAACCTAGATTAATTATCGATAATTTTAAAAAATTAGATAAGACCAAAACTGTTGCATGTGCAACAAAATAAGGAGAAAACAATATGAGTGAAGTAAGAAACGCTGAACAATTGGCACAAGACTATACAGCTATGGGTCATTCTGTAGATTTAATCAATGCTATAATTGATGGATCTCAAATGGCAGATGAGTCAGCTGAAGATAGACAAAGTACAGTTGACAGAAATGTTGAGCACTTAGAATTAATGGTTGCTAAAGAAGATTGGGGAAGTGAAGATATGACTTCCGCTAACTCAGCTATCACTGCAGGTAAAGCATATACAGCTAGCTAGGAGTCTAAGTAATGGCTTTCGGTTTAACAGCATTTGCAGAAGCACCTTTTGCATCATTAGCTATAAGTGGGAGTGCAGGAGCTGCAGTAACCGGCCTAGCTTTATCTTCTAACTTAGGTACCACTGCTCAAGTAGGTGCAGGTAATGTTTCGTTAACAGGTCAACTAATAGCTTCTAATCTTGGAACAGCTATTGGTAGAGCTGGTGCTGATGTTCCTGTAACCGGAGATCTTTTAAATTCTAATTTAGGAATTGTTGATCCATCACCGGATGCAACAGTAACTGGACTTGGAATGACTGCTTCTTTAGCAGTTGGAACAGTTTTTGTAGGAAATGCAAATGTTTCTTTAACAGGTCAGTTAGCAACTGCAACATTAGATTCTGTTATAGCTAGAGCTAACGCTGATGTTTCTGTAACTGGAAATATTTTAGATTCTAATTTAGGAGTTGTTGACCCAGCTCCAGACGCAATAGTAACTGGTATTGGAATGACTGCTGCTTTAGCAGTTGGAACAATCGTTAAAGCAGATGCAAATGTTCCTGTTACTGGTCAGTTAGCAACTTTAACATTAAACTCTGCTACAGTCACAGCAGATGCAAATGTTTCTGTTACTGGACAACTGTTAACAAGTGCTTTAGGTATAGCAGGAATTAGATGGGCAATAGTACCTACAGGAGATAATACTACTTGGACACCTGTTTCTGAAGGTTCAAATAGTACATGGACTGAAGTAAATCAAGGGTCATCATCTACATGGAAAGAAGTAGCTTGATTTACAATATAAATATAACTATAATATAAAGTATGGCAAATACTACGACAGCTAGTTTAAAACTTACAGTTCAAGCAACAGGAGATAATTCTGGAACATGGGGTCAGATAACTAATACAAATTTACAAATTTTAGAACAGGCTATAGGTGGTTTTGACACTGTTAGCGCCGCATCTGGTGCTACCTTAACTTTTTCAAATGGTGTATTATCTAACGGTAAAAACCAAGTATTAAAATTAACAGGAACTATATCAGGAAATGTTAATGTAGTTATTCCTGATTCTATTGAAAAAACTTATATTGTAGAAAATGCAACAAGTGGAGCACATACTGTAACTTTTAAAACAAGTTCTGGAACAGGCATTACTTGGGGCACAGCTGATAAAGGTAAAAAAATATTATATTCTGATGGAACTAATGTTTTAGAAGCATTAAGTTCAACAGGTGCTTTAAGAGTTTCAGGTCATATCTTACCTGGTGCAAATGATACTTATGATCTAGGAGCTTCCAATAATGTTTTTAGAGACATATATACAGGTGACTTACATCTTACTAATAGATTTAAAGAAAAAGGTAACGTGGTCGATGGAACTAAAGGCCACTGGACTTTACAAGAAGGTGAAAACGATATATTTATGATAAACAATATATCTGGAGAAAAATTTAAAATTAATTTATCCAAGGTAAAAGGAGACTCATAATGGCACTGTTTTCAGGTGGAACAGAAATGATCAATGCAGGAACTCTTTTAGTAGGAGGAATTCCAACAGCAACTATTGTACCTTGGTCAAAGTCTTCAGTTCCTTCAGGTTTTTTAGAATGTAATGGAGCAGCTGTTTCAAGATCAACTTATTCAGATTTATTTTCAGCCATAGGCACAACTTATGGTGCAGGTGACGGCTCATCTACTTTTACTTTACCAGATCTACAAGATAATGTAGCAATTGGAAAATCAGGAACCAAAGCTTTAGCTTCTACAGGTGGTGCTAATACAGTTGCAAATTCTGGAAGTGTTTCTGGTACCGTTGGTGACACAGCTTTGACAACAGCTCAACTTCCATCTCATACACACAATCCTGTCAGTGTTACTATAAATAAAAATATTGGATCACAAGTAGGAGAAAATCAGGCTGGTCAAACAGGGATAGCATCAGTACGTATTTCTAATAATGCTTCTTCACCTCTTACTGGAACTGGAACTGCTGCAAATGCAGGATCAGGGGATACACACACTCATAGTTTAAGTGCAAATTTTTCTGGAAGTGCAAACTCAGTTGTTCAACCTTATTTAGCATTAATTTATATTATAAAAACATAAGTTTTTATTTATTATCTCAACATCATCCAAGAAGTTAAAATATATTTTTCTCCTGATAAAGGTGGATTACCTCTATGAACATAAGGAAAACCTGCAGGCCAAATAACAATTCTACCTTTTTTTGGTTTTACTCTTTTAGAAAAATGTAAAAATTCTGTTTCTCCACCTTCTTCCACATCATTCAAATATATAGAAAAAACAAAAGCTCTAGCTGAGGTTTCATAACTTTTTCCATGTTCAACATGCCAAATGTGATAACCTTCAGTAGGTAATGTTTTTTGTATTTTTAAATTAGTGTAAAAAAATTTATCTATATTATAAGCAGTGCCTGCACCTGTATTCTGTACATAATGTTTCCAAGACATATCATAATTTATTATTATTGTTTTTAAATCTTCCCACCAAATATTTAAATTACTTGGACTTGCAAAAAACTGTTTATCTTGTTTTTGTGTTATAGGCGAGTTTTCAGAAGACATTCTATCCATTGTATTGTTAAATTTATTTTGATCTTCAAATAGTTTAATGACTCTATCACACTCTTCAGGTAAAATATAATTATCATACACACCTATAAAATTATTTATATTAATTTCTCTTTTTATCTTAACAATTGCTTCTAAATCGTTCATTATTATGTTACTTTCTTTATATATAAAATTATTGTATAAGGCATTATATGCTACAAAAATTAAATTTCAAGCCTGGTTTTAATAAACAAGTCACAGAGTCGGGAGCAGAGTCTCAATGGATAGATGGAGACTTTGTTAGATTTAGATATGGTCTTCCTGAAAAAATAGGTGGCTGGTCACAAATTACATCAAATACTTTACCTGGTGCAGCTAGAGCACAACATGCTTTTTCTAGTTTAGCAGGAGAAAAATATGCAGCCATAGGAACAAGCAAAGGTTTATTTTTATATTATGGAGGAAATTTTTTTGATATTACTCCTTTAGATACAGCTATAACAGGAGCAACTTTTACAGTAACATCAGGGTCTGCTACAGTTACAGTCAATAAAACAGGTCATGGATTATCTGATGGTGAATATATAACTTTTTCAAGTGTGACTAGTCCTACGAACTCTGGTTATGCTACTACTTTATTTACAGATAATTCTTTTGAAGTTTTAAATTCACAATCAAATACTTTTCAAATAACAATGCCATCAAACTCTGCAGGAGCTAGTAGTGCTACTGGTGCTGCAACAATTAATCCATACATAACAGTTGGTCCATCTGTTCAAACTCCTGGTTATGGTTGGGGTACATCTACATGGGGAGCTAGCACTTGGAACACACCTAGAGCAACTACTAACGTAACACTAGATCCAGGTCTTTGGTCTTTAGATAATTTTGGTGAAGTTCTTATTGCAACTGTGCACAATGGTAAAACATTTACATGGAATGCAGGAGCAACTAATGCCAGAACAATTAGAGCCTCTACATCAACATCTGGTTTTTCTACGTCAGCTAATCCAACAGCAAGTAGATTTACTTTAGTGTCTGATAGAGATAGACATGTATTTCATTTTGGAACAGAGACAACTATAGGTGATACATCAACACAAGATCCTATGTTTATTAGATTTTCTGATCAAGAAAATCTAAACGAGTATACTCCAAAAGCAACAAATACTTCAGGTACTTTTAGACTAGATACAGGTAACGAGATTAGAGGAGCTGTTCAAGGTAAAGATTACACATTAGTTTTAACAGATAGTGCTGCTTACATTATACAATTTGTTGGAGCACCTTTTACTTTTAGTATAAGACAAGTCGGTACTAACTGCGGATTAATTGGACAGAGCGCTTTGAGTTATTCCAACGGTAGTGTTTTTTGGATGTCCGGTGAAGGTGGATTTTTTGTTTATGATGGTACAGTTAAACTTCTTCCATGTCTTGTAGAGGATTTTGTATTTACAACAGGAGGAGATAATCTAGGTATTAATTACACTGCTGCAGGAATAACTTATGCAGAACATAATAGTTTATATAATGAGGTTAGTTGGTTTTATCCTAAAGCCGGATCTACACAAATAGATAGATGTGTTTCATATAATTATGGTGAGAATTGTTGGACAACTAGTTCTCTTGCAAGATCTACATACATGGATCAAGGGGTGTTTGATCTACCTTATGCAACAGAATATAATAAAACAGCAACTCCTGTTTTTGATATACAAGGAATTACAAATACAGCAGGTTCTAGCACATATTATGAACATGAAAAAGGAACTGATCAAGTAAATTCTTCCGGCACCACATCTATTAATGCATTTATTAGATCAGGTGATTTTGACATAACTGCAGGAGTAAATAGATCAGGGAAAGCAACAGGAGCTGTTAACTATAGAGGTGATGGTGAATTTTTTATGTCTGTAAAAAGATTCATACCAGACTATCAATTAATCTCTGGTAATTCTAAAATAACATTGTTTGTAAATGATTATCCAAATAATACATCTACTAGTTCATCTCTTGGACCCTTTACAGTTAGTGCTTCTACTGATAAAATAGACACACGTGCTAGAGGACGATTAGTTTCACTTAAAATAGAAAACGATGCTGTAGGTGAAACATGGCGTTATGGAACATTTAGACTTGATGCACAACCAGATGGACGTAGATAATGGCTAAAATAAGTGTATATATACCAGAGCCTCAAGAAGAGTATAGTTCTGAAAATCAAAGACAGATAATAGAATCTATTGATACTGTAAAGAATCAACTTAATTTTGCTTTTCAACAAGATTTAAAACAAGAACAAGATGTATTTAATTATTTTATGTCATGACAATACAATATAAAAACGCTACATTTGATTTAACTACAACAAACTTAACAACAACATTAAGTATAGCTACGTCTGCAATAGCTATTGTAAAAACAGTGCAAGCTGTTCATGATACAGCCAGCAACGTAGACGTGCATTTAGTTTTAAAAAAAGTAGGTGGATCAGATGTTAAGATTGCTTATGAAGAACTTAATAAAGAAACACAAAATATGTTAAAGGGCACTATAAATTTAGAGGGTGGAGATGTTTTAAAACTACAAGCAGGTACAGCAAACGAGATTACTGGACAAATAAGTTATCTTCTGGTAGATAGATCTCAAGAAAATGGATAAAGATATAGCAAAAATTAATTGTACAACTGTTGTAACATACAGAAATACAAAAACAGGTGAGGTCTTTAAAGACAA